AATAAGATAACTGGTCGTGAAGCCACTTTCTTGATGAAGTCTCTGCTATTGTGGCAGTTGATATTAGAGAGTGGCTTGAAGAATCTCAAAACCTGTGCCTCGCTCCACAAACTTTTTCCATCGGAGATAAGATTGTTCTTGAACAATGCGAACGTCTTATTGCTGATGGTCACAAGTTACTGCGGGGTATGGGTGATGCTGATCGGAAACTTTCCAGTTCTTTCCTCTCAACTGTGCAGAGGAAAGTTTCTGATCTTGAGAAAATACATACTCAGTCTGTCCGTGCTGGGTATTTTGAAGGAAGAAGAATGGAACCCTTTTGGGTTTATATTCATGGACCCTCCCATTGTGGCAAATCTCTCTTGATGGAACCTATGTCTAGGGAACTGTTGAGAGCGGGAGGTTTTTCGGAATCGTCTATCTATACCAAGAATTCTTGCGATAAATATTGGTCTAGGTATAGGAGACAGGCTTGCGTACAGATTGATGATTTGTCAGCTGGCAAAACTGACCCATCTCTAGAGAGCCAGCTCATCAATCTTGTAGCTTCAAAAGAAGTGCCACTGGATATGGCTGAGGTTGAGGACAAGGGTATACTTTTTGACTCAGCTATCCTCGTCACTTCTTCTAACACAGCCCACGTGCCTACAAACGCAAACGTGAATCATGCGGAAGCCTACAAAAACCGCATGAATGTTGTCATCCAATGCAGGAGGAAGCCTGAGTACTCTTCTTTGGTTGTGGAACTTGAAGGCACATTCCAACCGTTTGACCCGCGGAATCCACAAGCCTCAATTGAGTGCATGTTGCAACACCGTGAAACGCATGCACCTATTACTGGTTGGATTTCTGCTGGGGCTGCCATGGCTGAGGCAGTCAACCAATTCCGCTTGCACAGGGAGAAAGAAATGATTTTGCAGAGTAATCATCTTTCTTCTTTCCGTCCTGCGCATCCCATTTACACTGAGTGTGCTACCTTTTTGAGCATGTACGCACGAGACGCAAGTTTTGTGCCACCAGTGGATCTTGGCTGTAAATGGGAGATTCCAAGTGGATACATGACCATAGCTGCTGTGGATGGTCGTGTTTTTGGATTTTCACAGCTTGGGGTGTGTACTGAAATCTCCAAACAAATGAAATTTACTGAAGAGATGGAACAGTACACCCTTGACAAATTTGCCCCAGATATTACAAAGACAATGGCTTCACAAAGCCGTTTTAAGCTTGTTGGGGCTTTTTTGAAAGGAATGATTAGGGAGGAGGATAATGTTGTTTCGCTTACCTCCCTAGGCCCAAAGAGTACTGCAACTCAAAGAGAATTTTTTGAAACTCTTGGGCTTGCTGAGCGGGTGTATCTCCGTGCCGTGCAAAAGAAAGTGAATAAAATTCGCACGGATCCCGCATTTGATGTTGAGGCGTTGCATGCTAGGCTACTGAGTACCATTGCAACTTCCTATGAGTATGTTAGGACTTATGGGCCTAAAATTTTCCCCATACTCATGGGATTTATTTGTGTAGTTTTTGCATGCTATGGATTCATTATGCCCCTGCTTTCTTTTGCCTCAGGGGGTTCTGCTGTAGGTGGGATGGTCGCAATGGAACAGATGTCTGCGGCCTCTGTAGTTTCTTCTGGGTCAAGCCCAGTTGCCCACCGAAATCGCGCACCACCAGTACAACCAAGGTATGCTAGGCATCGTTTAGCTGGAGCTTCAGCTGAGGATGCTTATGCTTATGAAGAAATGATGGTGGTGTTGTACGTTGATTCAACTGTTGCTCCAGTTGTCAACGCTGTTAGAGGACCTGGCCGCTCAATTTTTATAACCCGGCACCAGGCCCTTATGATTCCCAATAATAGTACCGTTGTGGCTCATTTTTCCACACGTGACGTTGTTGAGATTCACTGGGAGCACGCCGTCGTCAGGAAAGGCGAAAAGAAGGATACCGAAATTATTCAGTATCGCTGTCCTTCCATTCCTGAACTCCCCTCTCGTTGTAAAAAATATTTTGAATATGATTTGGAGAGGGACTTCCCTGGGCCATTTACTTTGGATGCCAGCTGTTATAGAATGCAGAGTCCAGGGAAAATAGATATAGAGCTGGTGAGTTGGACTGACCACGATGCGGAACTCCGCACCCGCCCTTTAGTTATTGCTGATCCATTTGGCGAGGATAGATATAGGAGGGAAATTCCCCGATATATTCAATATGGCAGGCCAGCTCAACTCCATGATTGTGGTGCTATCTGTGTGGCTAAAATTGGAGGTCAACATAGAATTGTTGGCCTAGTTATTTCTACAGATAAACACAACACTGGGGTTGGATTGTTACCCTCAGCGCTTCATATGACAACTTGTTCCCTTTCCTATGTGCCTGAGGAATGGGAGGAGGTGCCACGGGGTTTGAAGAAATTGGGTTGGAAGCACGCTTCTGAACTTCCACACATGCCGCGGAAAACCCAATACGTTGCTGTTAATGAGGATCTTGCGATTCCATTTGATAATCCCAAGATACCAAGCGTCTTGGTTTCAGATGATCCTCGTACTGTAGGCACGCCCGTTGAAGGTAAAGATCCTGTCTTGGTTGCAATGGAAAAATTTTATGAACCAATGACAGACTTTACAGATGAGGAAGTCCGCCCAGGTCAAACTGAGATTAGTTTGTTTAAACAAGTTTGTGATGACGTTGTGCAGACTTGGTTTGATGCTGGTGCGGAATTTGAGGATGTGGAGGATGATGTCGTGATCAATGGTGATGATGATTTTGACAAGCTGATCATGGACACATCTGAAGGTTATCCCTATGTGCTTGAGAGAACGCACGGGGAAAAAGGAAAAACCCGATATTTTGAGGGTGGACCTGGGGCTTACACTCTAAAGCCTGGAACTTCTGTATATAACGATTATCACAAATTGCAAGAAGAAGTCCAGGTTGAGGGTGGAATCCCTGAAATGGTCTGTATCGAGTGCCCCAAAGACGAATTGCTTGTGGAGCGCAAGGTTCTACAGAAATTAGGCACTCGAAACTTTGAAATATTGGAATTGCCCAAAAATATGCTCTTTAGAAAGAAATTTTTACATTGGGCCTTATTTCTCTCAGACATGCGGTGGTGCTTGCCCTGTCAGGTAGGTATCGTCGTTCAGGGGCGTGAATGGGGGCTCCTGATGGACCGTCTTGCTGCGAAGAATTCGGTTGCATATAACTGTGATTACTCAAAGTTTGACGGCCTCATGTCTTGTCAGGTATTGGATGCCATAGGAAAAATGGTAAACAAGTGCTATTCCAA